CGTGGCGGCACCTACAAGAAGGTAACCAGTGGCGGAACGAAAAAAACCACGAAAACCCGCAAAACCAAAAAAGCCAAGTAAGGGCCGTGGCGGCCTGGGCAGATGGTTTGACGAGAAATGGGTCGATATAAAGACCGGGAAGCCTTGTGGGCGCTCTAAGGGCGAAAAGCGGGACTATCCGGCGTGCCGACCGTCCAAACGAGTGTCATCTAAGACGCCTAAAACAGTTGGCGAGATGTCTCCTGCAGAAAAAGCCCGATTTAAGCGTGAAAAAACGGGCTCAAAGAAGATAAGCTATCAGCATCGGCGTCGTAAACCCAAGGGTAAAAGCTAATGGCCACTACCGTTGAGCGCTACACCAACACGGTTGAGCATCATGAATCGACCGCCTTGGCGGCGGTAGACGACGCTTTTGTAGTTAGCGCTCACTCGGACACGTTCACGTTTGCTTTGGTTGCGACTGGCAGCGCAAACTTTACCGTTGCTCTTGAGCTGAACCACAGCGGTTCTACCGACACGTGGTTTGAAATTGACACTACAAAAACTATCAACTCTGCTGGAAATTACGAGTATTTTTATTCAGGCAAACCTGCGAGTCGCGTTCGTTGCCGCATTGCGTCCATTTCATCTGGCACGCCCAGCGTTGAGCCGCACATCATCGTTCATTACAACGGCTGATTGCGTGGCTTAGAAGGCATAAAGAGTTAGACTCGAAGGCATAGACCCTTCCTATGTCTACTCATGGCCATCCTTCGCGGA